GGGTGTCTGAACTATAGCATTTGCTACACGAAAAGGAAGGTGAATTGCACTATGGATCGCGCGTGCGTAATAGGGGGAGGCTTTGTTATGTTATAACGTTTCACGAATTGGAATTGGCGAAATGAGCCCCTGTTCGCGCCTCCAAAACACCGATAGTGAGTGCTCACTAACAAGTTCCACGAAAGACGGCTGTAAGTTCCACGACAGCTTGCGAACAGGGGTTTTGGGCCTGATAACACCTCAATGCATATGCACAGTTCGTAAGTCGTTGATTCTAAAGGATTGGTGCAATGCAAGGTAATTTGACATAATGGAAGTTATCAACCTTTCGGGGTCTCCGAGAGGCGATTTCGGCTTGGAATGCGAATCATTCTCAACTCTGGGGGCAACCCTCCCAGACGGCGGACGGGTGGCTAATTTTTGGAGACGCGTTTCCCGATTCGCGAATCGAAAAAACATTCACGGTACAATTGGCGCAGAATTCCAGTTCACGGAGCCCGCCATGCCCAAACAGCCATTCACGCATAAGCCCATCTTTCCGCGCGACCCGAAGACCCGGCAGGAAAGAACCCAGCACGGGGAGAAGGTGAAGCCGCAACGCGAACTGGCCGGGAGAAAGACGAAATGACGCAACAGGAAGCGCTCGACATCTGGAACGAATCCGGCAAGGGCCATATGTTCTGGACCTTCGAGTTTGCGAAAGCTGTCGAGAATCGGGCATTGCAAAAGGCACTTGCGGTAGTCGAAAAGTACGGGCTTTCGAATGATCAGACCGCTATCGATATCCGCGCATTGATAGACGCGTCGAAATGAGCCTGACAAATGCTTCCATGCTCCGGGTGATCTCGGAGGACCGGGCGCTCGCCAGCGCCATGGTGTTCCCGCACCGGCATCCGCAGCAGAGCCCCCCGGCGCACGTCCGGATCATGGACGCGTGGCGCAGCGTGGACCCTCTCGTGCTTATCGAGATGTTCCGGGAGGGCGGGAAGTCCACCTTGTCGGAGGAGTTCCTGTTGCTGGAAGCCGGGTTCGCCAACATGGGGTACTGCATCATCCTCGGCGAGACGTACACCAAGGCGTGCCAGCGCCTGGAGGCGATCAAGTTCGAAGCGGCGACCAACACCAAGCTGCTGAGTCTGTTCGGCAAGATGGCAAAGTGCGCCGGCAGGCTGTGGAACGAACACCAGTTCGAGCTTCCCAACGGCGTACTGCTGGAGGCGCACGGGTGGGAGGAAGAGTTCCGGGGGTTCAAGTGGCACGACCTGCGGCCTGACCGCGCGTACCTGGACGACATCGAGAACCGGGAGCGGGTAAAGGACGCCGCGGCGGTGAAGAAGAGCGTGAACAAGCTCTATCTCGAATTGATGCCCGCGATGGACAAGGAGAAGGGGAAGATCCGGATCACCGGGACACCACTGGCTGAAGACTGCATGATTACGCGGCTGCGGGCCAACCCCGACTGGACCAGTTTCCAGTTTCCGATCTGCGATGGCGAGATCGACGATCCGGCAACCGTCGCCACGTGGCCGGAGCGCTACCCGATGGAGTGGGTCCGGGGCAAGCGCGACCAGATGGAGCGCGCGGGGGAACTGAACGGGTTCTTGCAGGAGTACATGCTCAAGGCGATCGGCACGGCCGACAAGCCGTTCGAGGAGAGGCATATCCATGAAATCGCTATCGATCCTGCGCCGTGGCTTCCTCGAACGCTGGTTGTGGACCCTGCCCGTACTGCTAATGTTGGGAGCAGCGACCGGACTGGCCGTGTGGTGCTTTCGCGACTTGGAACCCGCATCTACGTGCACGCAAGCTCCGGCGAATACTGGAAGCCCGACGCAATCATCTCCGACGCTTTTAACACATCCCGCAAATTTGATGCCGCAACTGTGGCGATAGAGAAGAATTCGCTGGATGAGTGGCTGTTGCAACCACTGCGCGCGGAGATGCTTAGAAGGGGTGAGAGCCTGCCGCTCAAGCCGATTCAGGCACCGCAGGACCGGAGTAAAGAGCAGTTCATCATGGGCCTGCAACCGTTCTTCGAAGCCGGGGACATCGTGCTCGTCGGAGGACGCGGCGCGCACAGCCAGCTTGTGGCGGAGATCCTGAACTTCCCGTCCGGCAAGCGGGACATACTGAACGCGCTGGCGTACGCCCAGCGGGTGTTTTCAGGAGTACCGGTGTATGAAGACTTCGGGGCATGGAATCTCATCGAAGGGTACGAGCCGAGTGCGCGAGACGCTCTGGCTCTGTGTTTTAACGCTTCAGGTTCTGACACTACGGCTGCTCTGGTTTCTGTTGAAGGTGAGCGCATGGTTGCCGTGGCCGACTGGATCTCGCCTGTTTCTCCTGCTCAAGCTGTACCGGACATCGTGCGCCTTGTCCGCGCGACTTTCCCTCGAGCGAAGGTGAACGCGTGGCTGCCGGCCGACGTGATGGATCAGGCGGACCGCATGCCGTTGCTCGCCGCGATGCGCGCGGCGAAACTGATGCCGATGCGCGGCGCGTACCCCTCACTGGCGCGCGGCGCGCTTAGCCCGCTGATCCGCACGGAGATGAAGGGCAAGCGCCTGTTCCTCGTTGACTCTCAGGCGCGGCATACGATGAACGCCCTGGCCGGCGGATACGTGTTCCCGATGAGCAAGTCCGGGCAGCAGGGCACGGAACCGGAGCGCGGGCCGCATCGCACGTTGATCGAAGGGCTGGAAGCGGCGGCGTACGTAATCTGCTCCAGCGCTGGAAATTCCTTGACAGATGAGTTACATTTGGCGTCAAACCCCCATGGGGCTCAATATTTCACTTCTCTTCCTCGGAGATGATCATGGCCGTTTCCCGTACCATTACCCCGAAAGCCCCGACGCAAAACCCCGTTGCCTTCTACAAGTGCGAGCAGCAGGGCGGGTGCCACGGCACGCCCACGAAGGTTGGCGAGAAGCTGACCGGCGGTCCGATGCGCGAAGTAATGCGCCGCAAGGGGCTGTAAGGTGGAAGGCAAGAAAGGCCGCATGAACCGGGTGTACACGGCACCCGGTATCAAGGCATCGCCTGAAGCCGTGAAGAAGGGCGGGCGCACGGACGACCCCGGTAAGGGCAAGATGCTCGCGCGCGCGGGCACTTCGAAGCACAAAGGCAAGATGGGGTACTGATCGTGGGCTATCGCGACCATCACAGGAGCACAGGCAGCGAGTCAGGCGCGAAGGATGTGCGCAAGACTCCCGGCAAGTCGCCGAAAGTGCCCCCGAAGGGCGCGAAGCGCAAGATCATCGCGCGGCATGCGGACCAGAAACGCAAGGTGAAATGACATGGTAACGAAAGCGGATCGTCGGGGTAATACCGGGAAGAACTGGTCGCAGTCGGTCGAATTGCGCGATGGCAAGATGTGGGCGGATTCGAAGACGCCTTTCGGTCGCACGTCGAAGAAGCCGGAAGAAGATGACCGCACAGCCCCGTCCAAGAAAGAGCGCAATACCGGGACGACCGTCGCGAAGCGCCTGGCGGGTAAGGTGATTGGGTGAAGACCTGTTCTAAATGCGGACAGGAAAAGCCATTGACAGAGTTTTCATTTCTGAAAGGCGTTCCACGTTCACATTGCAAAGTATGCAAGGCGACCACGGCAGCAGAATGGCGTAAGGCAAACCCCGGCCGGATGGAGGCAAAATCCGCCGAATGGTACGCGCAAAACGCAAAACGCAAACAGGAAACGAACGCGACATGGCGCGCGGCGAATCCTGAGAAAGCGAAAGCGGCGCAAGTGAAGGCTACGGCGCGTTGGCGTGAAGCGAATCCGCATCGAGTGACCGCCAAGCAGGCTAGGCGGACGGCGGCGCAACTTCAGGCGACGCCCACGTGGGCGGATGAAAAGGCTATCAGGCAGTATTATCTGATAGCAAATTACCTGTCGGTGGAATTGAATTCTCCGTTTCAGGTAGATCACGTAGTGCCGCTTCAGTCAAAAGAGGTATGCGGCTTGCATGCCCAAACTAATCTGTCGATCCTGCCAGCGGCATGGAACGCAAAGAAAGGCAATCGGACATGGCCCGGAAAGCCGTAAAAAAGAAAGAAGAATTTGAGGACCAGCCGGTTATTGAGACCGTGGGTTCGCGCGTCATCGACGCGGAACGCCTTGATGAAAAGCTGGAAAATTTCGCGGAAGACCTCGGCTCAGACGCGATGATCGAAGCGGCCAAGTTGTACCCGAAAATTCAGAAGAGCTACGAGAACAAGCAACAGCAGTCCGACCGCGTGGAAGAATGCTGGAACATCTTTAATGCAATTCCCGATGAGAATCAGCAGTATACCGGAAATTCGCAATGTTATGTTCCAATAGTCAGAGATTGCATCAATGCACGTTGTAAACGCACTCTCGCTACTCTCTTTCCCGCCAATTACAAGCACGTAGACGCCATTGGACCTTCCAGCGTTACGCCGTTTCCTACACTCGCCCTGCTCGAACACTACATCCGAAAGACGAATCTGAAGGATATCGTTCGCGCGGATCTGCTTTCGGGCGATGTAACCGGCCAGTGGCTGCTTTACGTGGACTGGATGCGTACGACACGGCGAATCACTGAGCTTGTAAAGAAGCCACCGATTGTCGAGACCCTGTCGGGCGAGGAAGAGGACGTTACGATCGAAGAAGAATGGGAT